TATCCCCCGTAACTGCAAACCATATCGATATTGAAATACACGATATAGTTGAAAACTGTTACACTGAAGTGAAAAAATTACTTAATAAGTATCGTATAAAACTTGAACAATTAAAAGACATACTCGTCGAAGAGGAAATTGTCGACGGGAGTGTTGTGTATGGAATGGTAGCTTCTTGTGATTTGAAAAATAGTATAAAATCAAAGGATGATACAATACAAACATATATAGATGCGTATGATAGTTTTGATCAGTGGATAGATAACGATGATATTATTTTACCGTGATATAATATAGATGGATACCGAAGGTGAAATATTTTTTTTAAGCGTTTCGTGGTATCTTATATGCAGACGGTTTTTGGAAAATTTTAAATAGTTATAGTAGTATAACGCAATGCAATGTGTTCGTCATATAACATTAGCATATGCGAAAAACTCAGACAAAAGTAAAAGTTACAGTAGTTTTGTCCGAGGAGTTAAGAAAAATAAAATAAAGGAGGTTCAACTTTATCCAAAGCATAAGCTTATTAGATATAAGGATGATAATGGAGAATCTTCATCAGCATCGTATGAATCATCGAAACAATTTTGGAAGGTTATGGAGAGTAGTAAAACTGAAGTAAATGTTATGCCATCGAGTTATAGTAAGAATGATGTACCTTTATTTATTACTATTGGTATGTTTGTATTATTTTTTCGTTTTTTAACGTCTGATTTGGTTAAAGGTTTATTTAATAAAAATGCGACGTTCATCATAGAAACTAATATTTCAACACGGTTTAGTGATGTTCAGGGTATAGATAACGCTAAAAGTGAGCTCGAAGAAATAGTCGATTTTCTTCGAGAACCTGATACTTTTTTGGGTACAGGGGCGCGTATTCCTAAAGGTGCTCTTTTAACTGGGGAACCTGGTACAGGTAAAACGTTACTCGCGCGTGCTATTGCGGGCGAATCTTCGGTACCGTTTATTCAGTGTTCGGGATCATCGTTCGTTGAATTGTACGTAGGTTTAGGTGCAAAACGCGTTAGGGAAGTATTTGAATTAGCGCGTAAAAAACAACCGTGTATTATATTCATTGACGAAATAGATGCGATAGGTAAAAAACGATCTATAAACAATGTTTCTATGAGTGACGAACGTGAACAAACGATTAATCAGCTTCTTATAGAAATGGACGGGTTTAATAACGAAACAGATATTGTTGTTATAGCGGCAACAAACCGTATAGATATACTCGATGAAGCGTTATTACGCCCGGGTAGATTTGATCGTAAGATCCAGGTTTCGTTACCCGATGTTCATGGTAGGGAAGCCATACTTAAAGTTCACTGTAAAAATAAAAAGTTGGATAACGATGTTAATATATATGATATAGCGAAACAAACAACTGGTTTTACTGGCGCTGATTTGGAAAATTTCATGAATGAGTGTGCTATTAGATCTGTTAGAGATACGTTACACGATACAATAACTAATCAAATTATAGAGAATGTGTACCAAAGACTTATTTTTGGATTAAAAGGAAGTCAATTTTCCGAAACTAAAAAAACAAGGATTGCGTATCACGAGGCTGGTCACGCGATTATAGGAGTTCTTATGAAAGAGTACGATATAGTTCGTAAGGTCAGTATTTTACCACGAGGTCAGACAGCCGGAGTAACATATTTCCAACCATTACCAGAAGATATTGGTGTGTATACGAAAGAGTATTTACTTTCACGTATTAAAGTCGCTTTAGGTGGACACGCGGCCGAAGAAATTGTGTATGGAAAAGATAAAGTAACAACGGGTGCGTCTAATGATTTTGAGCAGACGTACAGAATTGCGCGTGAAATGATAATTACGTACGGTATGAGCGATACTATAGGTAAAATAAATATTAATCCGGAACTCATGTCGAGTCACATGTCAAAGTGTGTTGATAACGAGATTCGTAGTATTACAGATTCGTGTTATTATGAAGTTATGCATTTACTTAGAAAATATAGAACTGAGCTCGATGCATTAAAAAACATACTCGTTTATAAGGAAATTATCGACGGGAGTGTTGTGTATGATATTATCAAAAAATAGTTTTACTTTTCTTAACGTAAATTCTTATCAGCCGTATAATACGTTTTTCCCTTAACAACAAAACTGTGTACACGTGCGTATGCCCACGCTTGTGGACTCGCACCTGGTCGGTGTCCTGTTCGCCATGCGGCTAATCCACGATTATATACTGTTTGTAAGGTTTTTAAAGGTATACCTGTTACTTTAGATATATCTTTGAGTTTTGTTACACCTGGATACTTTTTACGGAATTTTGACGTATAACTCGATGTTCTTGTTTCAACCTTTTTATCAGTTTTGAAAGTTGTGTAATCTTTTTTTAGCATTTTTTTGTACCTTGTTTCGACGTTTTTAAGTGTACTTAATCCCCTGAAATATTTGAGTGGTGCGTATATTTTACCTTCACTCTTACGAAGTTGAGTAATTTTTTTACGAATATCTTTATCGGATACCATCTTATATTAAAAGGAGAAAAAAGTGCCTATTCATTTTTATAAAAAAGGTTAGTTTATAGTAATACAAATCATAATGTCTTTACTTATTATTACATGTCTTTGTTTAGGTATAATATTGGCTATTTCTGTTAATCTTTATTGTAAACAGTGATATAAAGATAAAGAAACAATACCTAAGTAAAAATGGAAACCATTGAAAATTTAAAGAAAATACTATTTTTTCAAGTTTCGATAAACACTATACGAAAGTTGATTATTGATTTACATTATCGTATTTAAAGAAAACAAACTAAGTTTTTTATAATGAATTATATTGCTTGGGATACAGAGACTATAGGTCTTCCGACCACGCGTTACGGTGAAAAGGCAACCCCAGAAAACGTTTATAAATTCGATCAGTGTCGAATGTTAACACTGGCATTTGTTAAATACAGTTCTAAAGGCCGTGAACTTGGATCGTATCACGGTACCGTGTATCCGGACACGTTCGATGTTGCCGCGACACACGTACACGGTATTACTCAGGAGTACGCGAGGGAAAATGGACAACCTTTCGGGTACCTTTACGCGTCCTTAAAGGAAGCTACGAGAGATACAAAATTACTCGTCGCACACAATTCTGCTTTCGATGAAAACGTATTCTTTTCGGAGTGTTACCGTAGAGGTTTTGATACGGCACCTTTTGAAGATGTTACGTTCGTGGATACGTTAGAAATGGCGCGATCGATTTACCCGACATTGAAAAACCATAAACTTATTACCTTATACGATCACATTTTCGGTGAAGAGTTCGATGGTGCTCACGACGCACTGAACGATGCGCGCGCGTGTGGAAAGGTTTATCCCGTTATGCGCGATAAGGAATGGAATCTTAAGGATATAGGCGTTAAACGAGTTGTACTCAAAGCGTCCGATATCGCGGCTATCGTTGGTAAAAATAGGTATAAAAAACCTAACGAAATTATCGATAATCTTTGGAGTAAGTATAAACCAGAAACGTTTGAAGGTAAAACGAAAGATCAAATGGCGCACGATGCTATTCAGAAATGCGAACTCACAAAGGACCTTTTACAGCAAACTGAAACGTATAAATCTATAAATTCATCTGACGTTGAACAGAAGTTTAAAGCGGTATCAAACCAAGTTGATTTGTATTCCAAATTACGGGGTGAGGATAAGAAGAACGCGATAGATTATTTACGTAAAAAGTTGTATACGAACCACGGGACGCGTCACGAGGATACGACGGCCGATAATTACGACGATTTTGAGGTCGATGAAAAGTATTATACGTACCCGGTGTGTTCACTCGAGGGTACCGATTACGAGATTGTCGGTCGTATCGATAGAATTCATACGGACAGTGAAGGTGTTAAAACGATCGTGGAAATAAAGAATAGGGCGCGTGGTTTATTTAAGACGGTTCGCGATTACGAAGAGGTTCAGTGTCAAACGTACATGGAGATGTTAGATATCGATAATTGTCAATTAATCGAACAGTATAACGAATCGCGTTTGGGGTATAAACTTAATCGCGATAGACAAACATGGTTATCGGAAATTAAACCTAGACTGATCAATTTTTGCCGACATTTCCACAGTTTACTTTCTAAATAATACTAAGAATGTTGTACATGTTACCATTTCTGTATGTTCCTAAACTTATCGATAAAAGAATAAACAAACCTATTAAACCAGTTGTTCAGGACACAAAAAAGAGGTGTTGTGGGTGTTGGTTATTTAATTAAAATGTAATGTAAATATAAAAGTAACGATGAGTAACGAAAATAAAAAACGTTATGAACAATTTGTTAAGATTTTTAATAAAGAGTTTGGAAAAATTCCCTCCCCGAAAACAGTTAGAAGGCAATATAAAAAAGCAAAAAACGAAGAAGAAGAAAGGCAAAAAAAAGCTAGAAAATCAATGAATGAAAAAAAGAAAAAAACTGTAAAACCACGAAATTCCTGTTCTATATGCTCCCAATTTGTAACGTCGACACCAAAAACTAAAAAAAATAATAAAAAAAATAATAAGAAATAGTAACAATGAAAGGAATTGCGTTTACTAAAGCGTACATGTCTTTTCTTGCTATAATGACAACAGTTTCTGCGAATATGTATACGAAACGAGTATTGGGTAAAGATAACGAAACTAGGTTAAAAATAAGGAATCTTTAAGAATAAAGAATGAAAGATCTATTCTTAAAAATTACTACAATGTCGATAGCATCTTTTTTAGGATCGTATATGGGAACTCAAAAATGGTTCGATAAACACGAATGTGATAAATAATTATTCATCGCCATCACATATATATGGAAAGGAAAGACCCTGTTTATAACTGGGCTGATGTGTCGAACCTGTTTCACGAAAACAATAAGTCATGAATGGTTTGTTAACATTATCAATATTTGATTGTTTACCATTAGTTGGATTTTTATACCACATCTCGGCTTTAGTGCCATCATTTACAACTTTATGGTCCCACGTACGTGACCCCGTTGCAAAATACTGTTTACAAGGCGCACCATTTCCTTCTTTTGCCTTTGTTTGTTTCCATGTAACTTTACTAGCTCCTGAAGATGTCGCGGCATCACCCCAAGTCATTGTCCAATAACCTTCACAATCTACATCGCACGGTTTTTCTTCACACTCCTGTGTGTCTTCATAACCATCATCATGCGCACACGTTGTACCTGTACCTGCAGCTGGTGTTGTAACGGAATACGTACGTCTCTTCGTTCCTGGACCACACGATTCACTACACGAACTCCAATTACCAAAGCTACCAACACAGTCTACTGCGCAAACTTTATCGGTATTACATGATTCTTCTTTCGTAGCACCGTCATCGTATGGACACGCCGTTCCACCAACACCTGACGCAGGTGTCGAGACATCGTACCTTTTTTGTTGTTTACCGTCTGGACCACACGTTTTGGAACACGATCCAACGTTTACCCAACTACCAACACAGTTCACTGGTGGACACGCTGTGGCGTCAGTACACGCCTTGGTTTCTGTTCTCGCAGATTCTGCTACGGTACACTCGGCACCTCCGTATTTGGGTTCCTGGGTGATAGTCCATTCTCTCGTTTGGGTCGTACCTACAACTTTCCAAGCGTCCCAATCACCTACACAATCAATTGGTGTACACGCAGTCATACCGCACTCTTGTGTTTCTTCCTTACCATCTGTGTGTGGACACGCGGTCCCGCCTTCACCAGCTTCGGTTGTTATTTTATATGTTCTCGATTGTGTACCTTGACTCTCGTTGTAACTACACTCTTGCGAACAGTCCCCCCACTCGCCCCACGCGCCTACACAATCACCGCCTGGTGTTGACGCTGTAGTTTTGGCGTCTGGTGTAGTATTGGATGTAGGGGTAGTATCTTCAATTTCTTCGGTTTCTTGAGATGCTAATACACCAACGGTGACCGACATCGATACACACATTAGACATAAAAGCCCCGCAAACATCATAATTTTTTGTTGTTTTTTCATGATGTTTCGTTTTATATACTTTAAGAATATATTATTATTAAATGTAAATAAAAAATCAAAATTAATAGTATGTTGAGACCCCCTCTCTCATCTACCATTTTTCCCAGACCAAACACGTCTAGACGTATACGTACGAACGTTATTTCTATGGAAAACGAGTCTACGCGACTCCACGATATAGAAGTACGCATAGAGCGAACACGTGGTCACTGTTCCGCATCATATGGTCGTCAGGAAAAGGCATACATAAAAGTTCTTAACGAGTTGGAAAAAGAACGTCTTGAAATTTTAAAGGATACTAAAGAAAAAAGTTGTAATAATACAAATGATAATCACACAGAGTAATCCGAGAGTAGTAGTAGTTACGTGTAAAAAAAATAAAGGGGGTACCCAGAAAAGACCTAAATATACCACGTATACAGAACTTAAGAAATTAAAAAAATCCAGTCCAAACCCTATTAAAAAATTCTTAACGGGTATTTTCGGCGAAGAAATCGATTACGATAAGTTTAACAAAGAATCTAAATATGCTATACGATTAGACGATGATATTAATAAAACAAAAAAATGGTAAATCAATTTTTATTGCGGTGACTAAAACTCACGATAATAAAAAGTGTTCGATGTATTATTTGGGGTTTCATTTATTAGATTTTTTCCTTCGTTTGGATTGGGGTGTTCCTGGTGCTGATTTCTTAATTTTGTTAGCTTTTGTTTTTGATAATTTAGTACTAGCTGATTTTTTTGATTCCGTGGTTCTTCTATTGTTACTGTTACTGTTACTATTAACCGGTTCCAATAGATCACTTTCAATTGCTGATTCTATTAATTGTACAAATCTACGTTGTATTTCTAAAACACGGTTTTTCGACATCGATTCAGATCCACCTGGTAACATTACAATTTTTTGTGCTAGTGGTCTTAAGTGAGAAACATTTATTAACCTATTTAATTCGTTATTACGAACGTAGACAAATTCCCTAATATTTATGATTCTACGACCATTAGCGTGTATTGTAAGCATATCCCTAAGTTCTAATAATCTTTTTATAGACATACGTTTTGAAGTTCCTGTTGCTATATTCATAAGTCCCATGAACATGTTATAAGAAGGATCACGGCGACGCGACATTTTATATTATTTAATATACACTTATATTTTTTTATCAGCGTAATATAATAGACATGGCTCCTTCGAATACAAACGAGGCGATAAACATGTCGGTTAATAAAAGCAATAGTTCTCTTAGTATTCCTAAATTTCGGCCGTCACCTTCAAAATCCAGATCCGAATCTTCAGGGAAAACCAGATCCAAATCGCGACTTTCTGTATCTAAAACCCAAAATACTCGATCGGGAAGTAATACTAAAGCTCCTAGTTCGAACAATTCTGGAAGTAACAAATCTAAAAAATCTAACCCTGAAAATAATAAATCTAGTTCTGAAAATAATAAATCTAGTTCTGAAAATAATAAATCTACCAAATCTAACACTGAAATTACAGATCAGAAAAAAAGAAAAGAGCGTAATC